ATGAACGCATCCACAAAGACCTATGTAACCTGCGCACAGGCTTCCTTGCTGGCCGTTGAGGGCGTGTACGAAGACCTTGAAGATGACCACGATGACTTCGACAGCTTCGATGAGCGCGAGGAGATGGCGCACCAAACGAGAGCTTGGCTCAGCACGAGTGGACCCGCAGCCTCACACCTAGAATGAAACGCCGATCCTTCCTAGCCCGCGCCCTTGGACTCCCCGCGCTCCCCGTTGCCGCGAAGGCGGTTCTTGTAGATCCAGAGCCCGAGGGTGGACTGCCCGACTACGGCGAGGACGGGATGTACGAGATATCTGATGAGGAGGTGTGCATCAACGTCCCTGGGTACGCCCAGAGGGAACGCTCCCAGTGGAAGGAGTTTGTCGAGTCAACAGGCCCAGCCTTCATGACATCCCTCGATGACATCCCTCGATGATCTCACGGTGGCTGCTTTCCACCCAGAAGAAACCTCTTGACATCCCCCTAGCCGCCACTAGGCAGGTGGGTCATGCTCGCCCGCCCCCTCGCGCTCCTAGCCCTCTGTGGCTGCACCCTGAACGATGGGCTTGCCCCAGACTACGTTGAGGTGTCCCCAGGCATAGGGAACTCCAGATTCAACACCTCGCCCCTGCGTGAGTTTGAGACTGAGGCTGTGTTTGTGACCTTTGGGTGGGATTTGCAGCGTCGGTCTGCGGCGATGACGGAGAATGAGCGTTGGGCTGCCACTCAGCGCCACCAAGAGACGATGCGTGAGATTGCGGTTGGGCACTTGGCTCAAGAAGCGCGGGTCAGTAGTTCCACGATTGAGGATGCTTTGGTTGCGCATGACGAGGGGCATGAGTCAGACCTTGGCGAATCGTTCGGACACGCCATCACATCCAAGCCGATCTCTCTAGAAGACGGATATGCACGGATTTTGTGGGCTGGGAGCCTACTTCTCATGGTCATTGGTGCGGTTTTGCTGCACAGAAGTGGGACCTTGAAGCAGTTTCTGGGCATGTTCAGGCCCAAGGGGTAGTTTTTCCCCCGTGGGGCGCTGAGTTGCTGAGTTGCTGAAGTTGCTGAAGGGGTGCGCGGCCAATGTAGCGCCGAAGTGTTCTTGAGGTGATGCCGAGGTACGCCCGAGGTACCCCCGAAGTACGCCCGAGGTCACGGATGGGGCAGATTTGCGCCGGGTGTGCCCTCCAAACCGGGAATTCCTTGCTTCTGCCCCCCCAAATAGCCCAATATGCCCTTGGTGGCGGCTCCCAGCGCCCCTCCGGCGTGGTTTCGCTCATTTCCCACGCTGTTGCAGGGCCTCCCTTCATTGCTGGACCGCCACCACCTCCATTTTTGGTTCTTGCATTGCCTGTAGGTTGCCACTAGCGTCCCCCGCATGGCGTACCGCGAGGTACCACACCACTAAAGGAGGTGATCCAATGGACAGTGACAAGCCGATGGTCTCGACAGGCTCGATGTTCAACACGAGTGAAGGTCTCTTTGCCACGGGGCTACTAGGAACCATTGCTGGAGTTCTCAAGGCGTCCGATGACTGGCGCGTGCAGCTTGGTTGCTTGATTGCAGCCACCGTCATCGCATCTGTCTACATCTCCAAGCGGACAGCCGCGAAGGTGGGCACCGATGAGTAGGCACGGGTGGCGTGAGATCAGGGCAAAGTGGCTTGTAGCCCCCCTGCTTCTCATCTGTTCCTGCCAAATGCTCGACCGTGAGGTTGCCGTCTTTGATCCCGTTACGGGCGAAGAGACAGGCACGACCACCGTTGGCGACATCGTTGCGGGGTCTGCTGAGACCGTTGCTGACACGGCAGGCACCGTGATCGGTGGCGTAACTGGAAACCCCATCTTTGGAGTAGCTGCATCAGCCGCAGTCCTTGGTCTCTTTGGCGCACGCAGGCGCAAGAAGCAGGCTGCTGTAGAGGCTGAGTAGCCATGTCCACCGAAGAGATTGGCGTAAGGTTAGACCAACAATCCGACGCGATAGGTGACATCAGCGTTCGCCTAACGCGGCTGGATGAGGCCCTTCGGGGGAACGGGACACACGGCCTGTTCACCGACTTTGCGCTAGTCAAGAAGCGGGTCACGGTTTTGGAGGAGTTCTGCCATGACGTTCGGAGTATGCGGCGCTGGCTGGTGGGTGGAATCCTCGCCGCCGTGGGAAGCGTTGTGTGGTCCGCCGCCATGTGGGTGATGAAGATGCAATGAGGGGTGGGCAGAAGATGACGGGAGATGTCGCGCACTCGGCAGAGGAACCTAGTCCGAAGCCTGCCCCCATTTCACCCCTAGCTACGTCAATTCAGATTTGCCCACCAACGGTGCGAATCCGATTGCAGTACGGGGACTCAAGAACAACGTGCGATTGGTGCGGGCAGCCCACGGCTCCTGCGTATGACGGGACGCCCGTTGACTTGCGCACAGCAGAGAAGAACAAGGATGGAGTCATGGTGGCACAGTGTCACTGGGAACTCTGCCCCAACATCGGAGACAGGAAACCCAAGTACAGGAGACGGGGATAATGGCTAGTTCACTCTACCGCAACTTCATTGAGACCATGCTTGCCCCAGGCAACGCAAGCAACGGACACAGTGGCGCGACCATTGACCTTCTCGATGTGACAACCAACGTGGTCTCTATCTCCCTTGTGGACTCTGGGACATACACCTTTTCCGAGGACCACGACTACTACGATGACATCACGGCGGCGGCTATCGTGTCGAACTCCGCGACCGCCATCAGTACCCCTGTGTTCGGTGACGGCACGACAGGGGCTAGGTGGGATGCGGCCAACTTCAACTCGGGTGGCGCTGGGTCCCTCACCAACATTGGTGATGGGGTGGATTCGGTAGATGCCATCATCATCTGGGTCAACACGGCGGGTGCGTCCAGCACAGACCCGGTTGTTGCCTACATCGACACGGGGACCGGATTTGGCGTTACCCCCAACGCATCCACCGTGGATATCGTGTGGCACGCTGACGGCATCATCAACTTCAACTACATCTAAGAGCCAATGGCCGGGTTTATGACAGCCGTGGTGTCGGCGTCGGCGTCTACAGCGGACCCGCCCCAGCAGACCATCAGTCTACCCACCGGGTTTGGCGTCCCCACGGGCGTCATCATAACGGCTTGCCTTGCCACCGCTGACGCAACAGCCGTAGACGATGCTGTTCTCTGCACGGGCGGATCAGATGGCACAAACCAGTGGGTGTACGGTGTAGCTGCTGAACACGGCGTAGGGACGACAAACACCATTGCTTATGGCAACAGCGGCTACGTCATTATGACGGTGGACGCTGGCACCCAGGCGATTGATGGGTATGCGGCTCTTGGCGGGTTTGAAACGGACAAGGTAAAGATCGTTTGGAACTCCTACCCCGCAACGGCCATCAAACTCGTCGTCTGGGCCTGCACGGGAACCACCAAGGTCATTGCAGGAACCGACACCAACACACAGATCAGCGGCAGCGCTCAAGCGACAACGCTAACGGGAATGGGCACCGCAACGGCAATCGTCATGGCGTCCGCGATTCAGGCTGGACTTTCCGGTTCGCCTAGCGGCGGAAACCCCGCGCAACACAGTGTTGGGTTCGTCGCGTATGACGGCAGCACGATCACGCAGGTTGGTCTTGGCCTCTACATGGAGGACGGCAACGCATCCGGCAAGAACACGCAGCACCTAAGCACGACAAAGGTGATGGAGCCGCCCGATGATGGAACCGCTGGTGGCGCGGCGGGGCTCAAGGTCACAGCCATCGGCAGCGCATCGTTCACCACCGAGAAACTGAACAACAACGAGAACTTGGTGTTTGGGTACTTGGCGCTAGAGACCACGGGGGAGGCGTATGCGGACACTTGGGACGTTGCGACTGGGACCCCCACCTACACCGATGAGTACAGCCTCCCTAGTGGACCGGACGACTTTCAGCCCCATAGCGGACTGTTGCTGCTAACGGGGCTCAACACGACCGAGGTGGATGCTGACCAAACAGGTGTGAGGGCGGGCACGTTCGGTCTCGCGTTCTTTGACGCAGACGCGAGTTCCGGGCAAATGGTGTCCATCCAAAACCAGCGCAACGCAGCCACGACCAACACCCAATCCTACTACTCATCCAAGATACTTGACATACAGAACCACACGGGCGCATCCACACTTATTGAGGGCGACCTATCATCGGTCAATGACGACGGTTTCGTCGGGTCTATCACGGACTCCCCCGCGAATGCTAAGTCATACCCCGTCCTCCTATTCGGCAACCTCACGCTTGGGCCAACGGACTTAGACGGCGCGGACGTTATCCCAAGCCCCACGGTCAACGCGGTCATTGCACCGGACGACCTGGATGGTGCGGACAAGGTGCCGCGCCCAACGCTGGATGTGAACATCACGGTGAGTCCAACGGACCTAGATGGCGGCGTCGGCCTGCCCGGTCCAACCGTGTCACTCAACGTCAGACAGCCAGGATTCAGCCCAGCATCGGAGGTTTCGGCAGGAAAGAGTGAGGCAGCGGGCATTGCGGGCGGGCGCGTAAAGAAGGCGGAGGTGGCGCAGGGAAGGTCCGATTCGTCAATGGCTGGAAGCACACGGATAGCAAAAACGCAGGTTAGTTCTGGACATAGCGCGGCTTCACACTAGGTAGGGCACGACATGGCTACAGCGATTCAGGAAGGGCGCGGGGAGATCTACGAGGGCGAGGATGCGTACATCATGCACCGAGTCATCCTTCCTAACGGGGACGCGGCTGTGCGATCCGACTTCACGGACGACACATCCACCGTAAACGTCTACGACATCACCAACCCCGCCAACGCAACCAAGGTCATCCTGTCGGATACGGTCGTGAACACCACAGAGCAATGGTGGGAGACCGCGTTGCAGACCGATGGGTTCTGGACCGAAGATGGGACGGGGTACAACTTCAAGTACCACTACCGCTACGGGACAGGGACCACGGCAGGGCAAAAGGAAGCGGAGTTGAAGGGCGGGCACACATACAGGTTCGAGTTCGCAGGCACGACAGATTCGGGCGCTGTGGACTACGGCATTCTCAGGTGGGTAACGGTCATCGAAGTTCGGACTCTATCCTCAGTCTAGGGCGTGCCCCCTTAGACCGGCGCGTTCACATGGCGTGCCGGGAGACCCCCTTGATGGTCCATACCCGTTACCCACCACCTACAACGCATGGACGACTTTGAAGGATACGGCGAGGGCGAGGGCGACTTCGAGGAGGTAGAAGATCCTGATATTGAACACCCGTACACCGCCTATGGCGCGGGACGGTCGCTGTTCTACTGCCGTGCAGATGAAATCCTGCTTGAGGGTCCGGCTGGAACCGGGAAGACCAGAAGCCTACTCGAATACGTCAACTGGATCTGTGAGACCTTCCCACGCATCCGTGTCCTCTTCGCACGGCAAACACGCGAGTCCCTGTCAGACTCCGTACTTGAAACGTGGGAGGAAGAGGTGTTGTACCCCGGTCACGCAGCCATTCAAGGGGACGCCAAGCGAAACAACCGGCAGTTCTACCTCTACCCCAACGGGTCGCGCATTGTCCTTGCTGGGCTAGAGAAGTCGCAGGTTGGCAAGACCTATAGTGCGCAGTATGACGTTGTGTGCGTCTTTGAGGCGTGGCAGGTAACGCAAGATGCGTGGTCCAAACTTGGGCGTGCGTGCCGTAACGGAAAGCTCCCGTGGCAACAGCGCATTGCGGACACCAACCCATCGTCTGAGTTCCACTGGCTGAATCAGTCTTTCCCCCAAGGGTATCGCGTTCTACCGGACGATCACCCTGCACGGTTCATGCCGAACCTGGATGATCCCAATTACAAACCGCAACGGGTACGGCTCCTGTCTCGGCACATGGACAACCCTGTGTTCTATGACCATGAGAAGGAGGACTGGACACGAAGGGGCAGGCAGTACGTTCAGGGCACGCTCAAGAACCTCAAGGGCGCGCCAAGAGCCAACCTCTATGAAGGGCTTTGGGCGAGCGAAGAGGGCATGGTGCTGGAGGAGTACGATCCCGCCATCCACGTTGTAGATGAGACGGAGATCCCCAGCGTGAAGTGGTACTTCGGCTCCTTCGACAAGGGAATCAGGCACCCCGGATGCCTACAGGTGTGGGCTGTGACGCACGATGACCAGATGTTCCGGGTGGAGGAATACTACCGCACGGGGCAACTGCTGGACTGGTGGGCGGAGCGGGTGGCGGACTGCAATCAGCGGTACGGGCTACAGGCCCTTGTCTGTGACCCATCGGAGCCTGAGTACATCTCCGTGTTCAACGACAGGCTGGGCAACAAGCGCGGCAGGGGTGGCGAGCGCATCGCCCGCAAGGCCAATAACGCTATAGGCACAGGCATCGACCAAATGCGCTGGGCTCTGTCCGAGGAGGACAATGGACCACGGATGTTCTTCGTTAGGGACGCCCTACAGGGCAGGGACCCCGCCCGCACAGAGGCTAGGAAGCCATGCTGCACGGAGGAAGAGATCCCCTCATGGGTCTGGATCAAGGCAGACGATGGGCGTCCAGTGAAGGAGAAGCCCGATCCTGCGTGCGCCGATCACGGTATCGACTGCACACGCTACGCCGCAATGTTCCTTTGGAAGCGCGATATGTCCACGCCGGACTCCCGCGCATCCTTCTCAGAGGGCACATGGGGGGACATTCTGGGCCACGATGATGTGGAATTTGACCAGCTTGAGATCACTGAATGGCCGTCTGACAGGCGTGCAGGGGGCATGAGATAGCGGCATCCCCCACATTTTGTGGGTAAATCCTTCTTGACTTCTACCTGTGGTGTCGCTTGGTTCCCACGGATAGGACGGCGGCTTGATCGCAGGGCACAGCGGTTGGGTGGCATAGCACAGGAGTCTGGATGGCGGTTTACAGAACGGTCAAGAAGGCAGCCGCACGCAGGAAAGCCGGTGCTGGCGGATCTGGCGGGTCGAAGAACCCCAAGTCTCCCCGCGCACGCCTAGCCGCCCTCCGTGCCTCTGGGGGCAATGCCGCAGGCGCTATCCGCAAGATGCGCAAGAAGGCTGCCCATCACAAGGCTGCCGCACGCAAGCATCACGCGGGAGGCGTGAAGCGCAAGGTGTCGAAGGTTCGCCGTAAGAGGTCGCGCTAATGGCTAGGAGTTTACTGGGGGCAATCCGCAGGCGCTCTGCATCTGCGAGTTCACGAAAACCGGGGAGCCGGGATCTGAACAAGCAGGCTGCCGCGCTGAATGCCCCTAGAAGGGCTGCCGCACGCAAGAAGGCCGCGTCTGCGTTGGTGTCCCCCGCAGGGCGCTTCAAGGCGGCTATGAACCCAAAGCGCAAGCCCAAGACTCAAGGCCCCATCGGCACAGGCTCAAGCGGCAAGGCTAACGCAGCAGCACGCTCGCGCCGCACGGCAGCCGCGAAGAAAAAGGCAGCCGCCGCCCGCAAGGTCAGTCAGGCAAAGCTACGCAAGCGACTGCACGGTACCGCAAAGACCAGGAAGGTCGGCACCTCAGCACGCACCTACGCGAGACGCAACAGGTAACACATGGTCCTTCCGCACAAGCCTGGAGAGCTACTGGAGCTTATCGAAGCTGCGGAAGGGGTGCGCGACGACCACATCGCCAACCTCGATGACATGATCGAGCGGTTGCACGGACCCTTCTGGACCGAGGAGGGGGGCGACACCGGGGATTACGCGCCCGAGAATATGTACTTCCAGTACCTCTCGCTCATGGTTCCCCGCCTGGTGTTCGACAATCCCGCGAGCAGGGTGAAGTCGCGCAGGGAGGGGCCGCAGCAGGACGTTGCTGAGGCTATCCAATCAGGGCTGAATCGCTGGGTGCGGGACGTAACGCTACGCAAGCACCTAGAGCAAATCGCGGTTGATAACCTCTTGGCCTTTGGGGTCTTGCTGGTTACGGAGGAAGACCGCCCCGGCGCGAGCTACCCCGGGAAGGCACGCACCCCCCGTTGGCCTATGGTCAAGCGTGTCAGTCCGCGCCGGTACTTCCAAGACCATGAGGCGATGACCGTTGAAGAGGTCCGCTTCCGTGGACACGAATGGACCATCGACAAAGAAGACCTGCTGCGACGGGCTCTCAAGAACAAGCAGGAGGGCTGGAACCTTGAGTTGATCCGAGAGATGTCGGAGGACTCAACGCAGGACAGCCGTGATGCGATTGAGGGCAATCACTCGCACCCGCCGCGCCATCAGGTACGCGCCTACGAAATCTACGTTCCCGAGGTTCAGTTGGACGACGCGCCGGGGAAGGCCGCTGGATTCAATGGGACGCTGTACACCCTTGGAGTGGATCAGCCCGTAGAGGGCGACGGGTCCCGAGGCGAAAAAGGCAAACTAGGATATTTACGCGCCCCACGGCCCTACTACGGTCCCCCCAAGGGTCCCTACCACATCTTCGGGAGCTACACGGTTCCTGATAGCGCCTACCCGCTCGCCGCACTTGCCGCAACAGATGGGCAGATCCAAGACCTGAACAATCACGTTGGGGCTGCATCCTCGTCCATGCAGGCGCACAAGCGGATCATTGCCGTCAACAGTGATGCGGACGCCAAGCGCGTCAAGGACACGGCTCACGACCATGTTGTGAAGCTGGACTTTGACCACAACGGCAAGGTCATGGCTGAGGAACTTGAGTTCGGCGGGCACACCCAGCACATGAACGACTGGATCATGCAGTCCCGCGACCGCATGGACCGCGCCCTTGGCATTGATGACGCACTCCGGGGGAACGTCACGGGTGAGGGCACAGCCACCGAACACACGATTGCGAACGAGGCGTCAAGCACGCGCATCGCATTCATCAAGCAGAAGTTCACGGACGCTACCGCAGGCGTCCTCGAACACGCTGCCTTCTATATGTACCACTCATCCAAGATTGTCTTCCCCATTGGCGCGGAAGACTTCGAGGGCGCGGAACCGGGCGATGAGCTTTGGTTTGAGGGCGGCAACCCCGACCCCGGATCTGGCTACTCGTTCTGGGATCTGGAGCTAGAGATTGAGCCCTATTCGATGGAGCGCACCAACGAGGGGCTGAACCAAAAGCGGGCGCTTGAGTCACATGAGTTGCTTCTGAACACGATGCCCCTCATGGCTCAATTCCCCGATTACCCGTGGCGTAAGCACTTCGAGAAGATTGGGGCGAGCATCAACATCCCCAACCTGCACGAATTGGTCACGCCCGAATTCCTTGGTCGGCTAGGCGCTGACCTTCAAATGCAACAGCAACTTGCCATGCAAACGGGGTCCAGCCCCAAGACGGCCATGCACTTAGGCCCTCCCGGCGCGAGCGGTATGCCTGCCCTACAGAACCGTGGCGCAGCCACGCAGGTACAAGGGCAGCAAATGGCCGCGCAACTGGGGGGCCAAATGGGCGGGCAGATGGCGGGCGCTAGAGGACCCGGAATCTAAGCATGAAGCGATACCTCAAATTCATTGACGGCAAGGTGCAGGAAGTCACGGCGGATGAGGTGTATGACGCCAAGCCGATTGGAGTGGAGGCGTGCGTCAAGGAGAACGTCCACTTCGAGAGTCAGCAGTTACCCAAGTGGAGCCCCCACCACAAAGGGGAGTTCTCCCCTAGCGGCAAACCCCGTTTCACATCCCGGCGTGAAGCGAACGAGTATGCCAAGCGGGCATCGGGCAGCGAAAACACCATCGTCGAGTACGGCGAGCTTTAGGAACACACATGGACACCACAGACACAGCAAATGATCCCATTCAGGCTACGGCGGACGAGGCAACCGGAAACGTGGACATCAATGAAGCGATGGGCGCGGTTGAAAGACCGAATCCTGCGACGGTTGAGGACCAACATCATGAAGCGGAAGACGCATGGCTTGAAGCCAACGATTCAAGTGAAGACGAGATGGGCGTCATTGCGGATGAGGCAGAAACCGTTGAAGCGGATGCCGACACAGCAACCGCTGAGACCACTGAGCCCGCCGAAACGGGCGAACGCTCACCTGAACTGGCGGACGCACTCGCGGTCCTCAGACGAGACGGGTGGGACCCAGAAGACTTAGACACCCTGGACCCGACGCGCATCTTGGCTATGGCTGAGAAGCGCTTGCAGGTGCAGGGCGATACGGACCGTGCTTACCAGAAACTCAAGGAACTCGAAGCTGGGGAAACCACAGGCGAGAAGTCAGCGGAATCGGAGGCTGTTGCCGACACAGCAGAAGCCACTTCCGACTCACCCGCGCAGGACATCTCCGAGATGGTCGCACCCCTAGCAGAAGCCCTTGCTCTGGATGAGGACGGTACGCGAACCCTTGTGGACTTCCAAAAGTCCCTGATGGCTCCGCTGACCCAAGGCTTTGAAGCGCAACAAACGCTTCTACAGCAGACGGTCGATGCGGTCATTGGGATGCAGGCAGAAACCGCAAGGTCGCAACTGGTGGATCGTTTCCCTCAGTTGCAGGACACCTCTTCGGAGGAGTTCAAATCTGTGCAGGTTCGGACGGATCAGTTTCTCCGTAGCGGTGAGTACGACAGTGTTCACGCAGCTATGGAGTCTGCCGCTTCGGTCGAGTTTGCAGCACAGGCGCGTTCCGAAGTGGCCCGCGCCAAAGAGACAGTAAACCGTTTTCAAAGCAACGGCCAACCATCCACACATACCACGGCACCGGAACAGCCCGGAGCTATGAGCGTTGAAGACAAGGAGAACGCGACTCTCGAAATGCTTGAGTCGAACGATCCCAACGCCAAGGCTAGAGCCCGTGCTTTGTGGGGGTAGATGACCGTAAGCGAGGTGACTACAGATGGCTTCTGCACTCAGCACCTTCAACGACTTTGTTGAAACTACAGGACCCGCGTATCTAACGAGCGCGGAGTCAGTGGTCAACGAGGCGGGGAAGAACAACTACCTTCTACGAAGGTTCATCAGAGGAAAGTCTACCGAAGAACTGATCCAGGGTGGCTCGACCATCAAAGACACGATCATGTTCGACGAAGACTCGACGTTCCAGTATTACCAACCGAACGAGACGTTCACATGGCAGAACCCTCAAGTTCTGACAAGCTGGGAAATCAACTGGCGGTTCAGTGTCGATCATATGTCCTACACGGACCAAGAGATTGAACTGAACATTTCCAGTGGCATGACCAAGGCGGCGCGCCACCATATGTACAAGAAGCTCAAGCGCAGCAAAGAGCAGCGCATGTGGACTTCTGTGTTCAACGGCATGGAGGACGCGCTGTTTGCTGTTCCCGAGGTGGCCGACCAGGAAACGAATACGGGCCTCAAGCCCTATTCCATCCCGGCGTTCATCAACGAGAACACCAACGGTCTGTTCTACAGTGGTGCCGCCCCGACCGGAAAGACCGCATGGACCACGGTGGAGGGCCTGAACCCCACCACCTACTCCAAGTGGGTTCCGCAGCAAGGGACGTATGGCTCCGTTGACCCCACCGATACGGGCGCGACGGCAGCCACCACCAACCTGTTCATGGCTATGGACAAGATGTTCTTGGATGTCCAGTTCGTTCCCCCGCCCACGGCGCAGGAATACTTCGAGAACCCGACCTTGAACGCGATGTTCGTCGCGTGCAGCAAGGCGGGTCAACGGGTGTACCAGAACATGCTTCGGGTCGCGCAGGATACGTTTGTGTCCACCAGCCGACAGGACCCGTCCTACATGAGCCCGAAGATTTCGGGCATGGACCTTGTGTACACCCCGGCGCTTGATACCGCCGCTCTGTACCAAGCCACCACAAGCACCAATCCCTACGTTGCCGAGATTGACGGCGGGGGCGGTGGAGCAACCGTCGC